GATGATCAACATTCGCCCGCTGCTGGTGTCCCTTGGTATTATCCGGTTTCGGGAACGGCGGGGCGATCTCTATCTGATTCTATCGGTGATTTTCCTGTTTTCTGCCGCTGCGGTCATTCTGTATTATGTGGGGTGGCAGCAGCTATGAAAAAGAAAATCGTCATTATTGGCGCTGGACTTGCAGGACTTTCCGCAGCCTTGCAGACCGCTGAAAACGGCAACGAAGTCGTACTGGTGTCCGCCTATCCCTCCGAACGGGCACAGTCCGTCATGGCAGAGGGTGGAATCAATGCCGCTTTGAACACCAAAGGCGAGGATGACAGCCCGGAGCAGCATTACGCAGACACCATCCATGCTGCCTGCGGCCTTGCAGACGAAAACGCAGTCTGGAATCTGACCCATGCAGCGCCGGAGCTTGTCCGGTGGCTGCATCGCATCGGCGTTCAGTTTAACACCAGCGGGATTGATGAGCCGGATCTGCGCAATTTCGGCGGTCAAAAGAAGAAGCGCACTGCTTTTGCCCAGAGCGACACCGGCAAGCAGATTATGACCGCACTGATTGATGCTGTGCGGGAGCAGGAAGGAAACGGAGCCGTAAAAAGGCTCAGTCATCACGATTTTGTCACACTGCTCATGGACGAAGCAGCCTGCTGCGGCTGTATTGTTTGTGACCGATATACGGGGGAGAGTCTGACGCTGCCCGCAGACGCCGTTATTATTGCCACGGGCGGAATGCACGGCCTATTTGGTGACACCACCGGCTCTTTGTTCAATACAGGGGCGGTCACGGCAGAGCTGTTCCGTTTGGGTGTTCCGATGGCAAATCTGGAGATGATTCAATATCACCCCACCACCGTACCAATCGGCGGAAAACGAATGCTCATCAGCGAAGCGGCCCGTGGAGAGGGCGGCAGACTCTTTGCCATGCGGGATGGAAAACCGTGGTATTTCATGGAGGAAAAATATCCGGAGCTGGGGAACCTGATGCCTCGCGACATAACGGCAAGAGAGATTTGGGCAGTCCGGCAGCAGAGTGAAGTGTTCTTGGATATGACCGGTCTTGCACCGGATGTATTCGAGAAAAAGCTCTCCGGTCTGGCGGAGGATTGCAGGGTTTACTTAGGCAAGGACATCCGAAAGGAACCGATTTCCGTCAGTCCCGGTATTCATTACTTCATGGGCGGCATCCGGGTGGACGCGCAGCACCGAACGGGTGTGCGAAATCTCTATGCCGCAGGAGAATGCTGCGCCCTGTATCACGGAGCAAACCGTCTGGGCGGAAACTCGCTGCTTGGCGCACTTTACGGCGGCAGAGTGGCAGCGCAGTCGGCCTGCGCAGAAGCAGAAGCTGCATCAAAAAGAGCTGTTTCGGTTCAGTCAAGCGATACTGTTCCACTCTGCGAGCCGCAGGATAAGGCGGAGCTGAACCGTATCCTGCTCCATGCGCTGGGCGTTGTGCGCAGCGGAGAAACCATGCAGGACGCATTGACTCGAATCGCCGGAATGCACGGCAGTCTGCCGTTGCTGGGACAGGCCGTGCTGAAAAGTGCGCTGGCGAGAAATGAAAGCCGTGGAGCGCACTGGCGCTCAGACTATCCGCAGCGCAATGACGCCGAGTTCCGCAAAACAACGGTAGCATATTATGACGGGCAGACGGTTCATATCTCATGGGACGCTGTTCCGGAAAGGCGGTGAACGCAAATGGCATATCAAATTCGGATCAAGCGTCAGGCTGCGCCGGACACAAAAGCCTATTGGCAGGAATTTTCCTACGATGGTTCGGCAAATGCTTCTGTTGCCGCAGTTCTCAATGAACTGAACGGCAGGATGCCTCTGACAGATGCCTCCGGCAATCCGGCTGAGCCGATCAGTTGGGAGTGCGGCTGCATGGTTCGCAAGTGCGGTGCCTGCGCCATGCGCATCAACGGCGTTCCGCGCCTTGCCTGCTCCGTGTTTTTGAATACGCTGAAAGGAACGACGGTTACCTTGGAGCCTCTGAGTAAATTTCCATTGGTAAAGGATCTGGTAGTTGACCGTTCCATTCTGTTTGAGAACCTGAAAAAAATAGAGCTTTGGCTGAAAAGCGATGCTTATCTGGCAGAATATACCCATGAAGCACGGTATCAGTCTGCTCGGTGCCTGATGTGCGGCTGCTGTCTTGAGGTATGCCCCAACTTCTCCGCAGAGGGCAACTTTGCAGGTGCCATCGCCCCGGTGAATGCATACCGCATTCTGAACGAAGAACAGGATCACTCCCATAGAGAGGAACTGTCCGCCAAGTATAAAGCGGCTTTCTTTGAGGGCTGCGGGAAATCCCTTGCCTGTCAGGATATTTGTCCGGCACATATTCCAGTCGAGGAACTTACCGTCCGCTCCAATGCGGCGGCAATATGGAAGCGGCAGTAAATCACGGGACTGTATGGAATAGGTCGGCACGACAAATCTGCCCAACCACATCGAACGAGAAATTCTTCTAAGAAAATTGCTTTATAACAAACAAAAATTCCCGGCAGTTACTAAAGTAGCTTCCGGGAATTTTTATCGGCCTGTATCAATGTCATGTTTCCTCTGCGGATGTCAGCGCGCATCATATGGTAGGTTATGATCACTGCCGAAGGTTTTCAGCAGCTTCACAGAGCGCGTTTGGGTATGCTCGCGGCAAATATCAATGCGGATATTGGACAAGTGCTGAGAGCGTTGCCCAAAACCGCAAGGCAATAAAAGGAAGAAGTACCATTGCTGAGAATCGTAGTAATGGCACCTCTTCCTTTTGCGTTTTCTGAGCAGGCGCTCCAAACTGCATTTTTTGCAGTTTGGGTACCCACCTGCGAAGAAAATATGGGGAGTTCAGAGGGGAGCAATCCCCTTTGACGCTGGGTTTCCAATAGGGGCGCGCAGCATCCCTGTTGGCACACGATTTTGCTTGCAAAGTCTAGTGTGTTATACCTTTGCTTCCGGCTGACGCGGGAAAGGGGTTGACGACAGCCTCTGCGTGATGGCAGAGTGTGGCAACAAGCACTTTTTCGCGGCAGTAGGACAGGTGGATTTTGTGACACCAAGGTGACACAAATGCAGGATTTTTGAGAAGCAAAATCCGACTGGCCGGAGAAGGAAGCAGAGGTATATACAGCCCTCGTCCCGCCGCAGCGTCGCTCCCCGTTTCAGCGTTTCTTACGTTTTCCCTTGCCGTGGGTCATGGCCGTTTTCCCGCGCTGGCTGATAGGACTTTTCATGTGCTTGGACTTTTTGAGGATTCCAATCAGCGAAACAAACTCCTCTTTTGTGAGTGTGTCGTAATCAATACCAAGTGTTGCAAGGTACGCGCGGATTTTCTTTTCCTCGGAGCTGCCCTCAAAATGTACGGCTTCCAACAACTGCTTCTGCACGGCGGCGGCAGACAGGTCATCGTCCGCGGTCAGAGCATCCGTCCTGTGTTCCTCCCGGATGTCCCGCAGGATGCTGCTCAGATCGTCTGCAACGAGATGTCCGAAATATTCTTCCTCCTGTATCTGCGCCGCTTTCAGAGTATGGAGGTACAGATCGTCAGCTTCCTCGCCATGCTCCATCAGAACCATCTGGCGGGTGGCTTCCAGCACGGTATTCATATCCTTGATGCGCATATCTGCGATCCGGTCAACGTAAATTTCTGCATCCAGCATGAAACGCTGAAAATTCCTGTGGCAAATCATCTCCGACAGCAGCCGGTGGTTGAACTTGCCCGCACTCAATACATCTATCGCATCATCACTCAAATGCAGCTCATGCAGAGCTGTGTTTGGGTGATTTTTTATTTCTGTCCGCCCCATCAGATAGTCAGAAGAAACACCATAGTAGTCTGCCAGCATTGAAATGCTGTACGGGCTGATGTCCTTGCCGTTATCCGATTCATATTTGCCAAGCGCAGATTTTGAGATGCCTACCTCAGCGGAAAGCTGCTCCAAGGTCAGCTTGCGCTCTACTCGCAAATCCTTCAAACGCTCTCCGATTGTCAGCTTAACCTGCATATACCCACCTCCATTTTGGCTTTCCTTGTATTATATCATGATTTTTCTTTTTGTGTCTAAAAGCGTGGAAAAATCCGCCTTCTCCCCACTTTTCCTTCCTCTTGGATATACGGGAAAGTGGGCGTTTCCTTACTAAAATTTAGACGTAAACCACGCAGCACATTGAAAACTTCATGACCGTCTGATGGGATATGTTTTCCGGCGAAGTACCGCATTCCGCGTGCCAAGGAGAACGAAACGCCGGAGTGAGATTCTCGGGCAGGAACGACATCAGGCAGAACGGCGACACTCAAATATTTTTCAAAGGAGGAAACGAGTATCAATTTATTTGCACAAATCAAGGCGGCAGTTTCCGTGAAAGAAGCTGCCGAATACTACGGCCTGAAAATCGGACGCGGCGACATGGCCTGCTGCCCCTTCCACAATGACCGGACACCCAGCATGAAGCTGAACGAGGATTACTTCTACTGCTTCGGCTGCGGGGCAAGCGGTGATGTGATCGATTTTGTGGCGAGGCTGTTCCATCTGAGCAACTATGAGGCAACGCAGAAGCTGGCGTATGACTTCGGGATCGACCCGGACAAGCCCCCCGCTGCGGCAGCTCTGAGAAAACCGAAATACCCGCTGGCAAAGGCGTTCCAGAAAGAGGAACTGCATTGTCGGCGGGTGTTGTGCGATTATCTGCACCTTCTGGAAAACTGGAAGGTGCAGTACGCGCCCCAAACACCAGACGATACCATTGACGACCGTTTTGTGGAAGCCTGCCAGATGCTTGATTATATCGAGGATCTGGTAGATATTTTAACCTTTGCGGATTTGGCGGTTCGCGTGAAAACCGTGGATATGCTCCAAAAGGACGGCATGATTGACCGGTTGGAAGAGCGCCTGAAAAGGCTGGAAAAGGAGGTGAGCGCCCATGACGAAGCGGAAATCGCTTGATAGGAATACTCCTATCTGGTTTGACGGTACGAATATCAACGAGGCGCTGTTTTGTGACGAGTTTCTGAGCAGCCGGAAAATCATCTTTGCCAACGGCGCGTTCTTCACGCCGGATGGAAGAGTGACCGACGATCTGCCGCTTCGCGGTGAAATCTACGAGGAGCTGAAATGCTGCGCCGTGAACAACATCCCCCGCAAGATCTCTAACATTCTGGAAGTGATGAAGCTGGCGGCTCATGTAGAGGACTTTGCGCCGGAGACGGACAAAATCCATCTGGCGAACGGCACGTTGACATTGGATGGAAGCTTCACCGAGGGCAGACCGGACATTGTGCGGAGCAGACTGCCGGTGGCGTATCGTCCGGATGCCCCGGCACCTGCCCTCTGGCTCTCCTTTTTGGATGGACTGCTGTATGCGGAGGATATTCCCACCTTGCAGGAGTTCATCGGCTATTGCCTGATTCCCAGCAACAAGGGACAGCGCATGATGGTCATCAAAGGCAACGGCGGTGAGGGCAAGTCGCAAATCGGTGCGGTGCTGGGCGCGCTGCTCGGCAGCAACATGAAGGACGGCAGTATCGGGAAAATCTCTGAAAATCGGTTTGCCCGCGCCGATCTGGAACACATTCTGCTGTGCGTGGATGACGATATGCGGATGGAGGCGCTGCGGCAGACCAATTACGTCAAGTCCATCGTGACCGCCCAAGGAAAGATGGATCTGGAACGCAAAGGCAAGCAGAGCTATCAGGGCTGGATGTTTGCCCGGCTGTTGGCATTCTCCAACGGTGATCTGCAAGCGCTTTACGACCGAAGCGACGGCTTTTACCGCCGACAGCTTGTGCTGACCACCAAGGAAAAGTCTGCCGGACGGGTGGATGATCCTGACCTTGCCGAAAAGATGAAAGCAGAGGTTGAGGGCATTTTTCTGTGGGCGTTTGAGGGCTTGCAGCGGCTTGTTGCCAACAACTTCAAATTCACGGAGAGCCAGCGCACACGGGATAACCGTGAGGCAGTCAAGCGGGATAACAACAATGTCTTTGATTTTCTGGAATCCGAGGGCTATATCCGGCTGAAAGCAGACGGCACCATCAGCTCCAAGGACTTGTATGAGATTTATCGGATGTGGTGTGAGGAAAACAACCTGACACCGCTGAAGCGCCGCAGCTTCAGCGATAGCGTGATTGCCAGCCAGAGCAAGTACAATCTGGAATACTGCAACAAGATCACAAATGCCGCCGGTCGGCGGGTCTGGGGCTTCTTCGGTATTGAAGCGGTTGCCAGACCCAATATAAACGGGTTTTCCGATGTTTCGGAGCGTACGTACGTACCGGAGGGATGGCAGGATTGATTTTGTCGCTGCGCCGTGTACGTATGTACGCAGCGTTTTACCCGAAACACCGCTATACAGGAAAAATGCTGACCGGCAGAGCCTATATTGCAGGGCAAAAATCAAAGCAAGTGAAATCCGCAAAGAATTTGACCGATGACAGAAATGGTTTCACGGAATCGCGCTTCTCGGAACAGGAAAGCAGCTGCACGGAACGGTTTGAAAACACACGGTTTCAAGCTAAGTCACATGGAACAGGAAAGGCGGTAGGTGTCACCTGTGGACAGGACATCATACCGGCAATTCTGAACGGATTTTATCACAGCAGAATATTTTACCAGACAACGAAGCGGATGCGCCAGAGAACGTACCCGCTTCGCTGTTTTATGATCTGAATTTTGGAGGGAATTTGAATATGAATGTACGAAACGAAATCAAGGCGCAGATCGTCCGCGCCGGTTTTACCATGCAGGAGGTTGTGTATCTGCTGCATGACGAATATGGCTGGTCGGACAGTGTTTCCAACCTGTCTGCCAAACTGCAAAGGGAGAGCATCCGCTACAAAGAAGTCGTGGAACTGGCCGACGTGCTGGGTTGCGACATCGTATGGGTGAAGCGCCGATGAAAGCACAGTACGCCATTCTCCGCTTTGCCAAGTACAAAGGGCCGGAGATTTCCAATATTGAAGCACACAATGAACGCACCAAGGAAAAATACGCCAGCAATCCCGATGTGGACACGTCCCGTAGCCACTTGAACTTCCACCTGATTACGCCGGAACGCAAGTACCGGGCAGAGGCAGAAAAGCAGATTGCAGAAGCAGGCTGCCGTACACGTTCTGACAGCGTGCGTGTGGTGGAAGCTCTTGTGACCGCAACACCGGAGTTCTTCAAGGGCAAGAAGAAAGACGAGATCAAAGCTTATTTTCAGGAGGCGTTGGGCTTCATCAAGCAAAACCAGAATCCAGAAACAATTATATCCGCCGTGGTGCATATGGACGAGAAAACGCCTCATATGCACCTTTCTTTTGTCCCGCTGACAGAGGACGGACGGCTCAGTGCCAAGGAAATCGTGGGCAACAGGAAGAAGCTGACGCAGTGGCAGGACAGGTTTTGGGAGCATATGGTGAAGAAATATCCGGATCTGGAACGTGGCGAGAGTGCCAGCAAAACCGGGCGCGACCATATTCCGCCGAGGGTGTTCAAAGAAGTGGTTCATCTGAGCAGGATGAAGGAACAGATTATGACGCTCATGGCAGACACCAATCTTCTTAACAAGAAATCGAAGATGGAAGAACTGGGAGCGTTGCTGGATAAATATGTTCCAGCGTCGGAAACCATGCGCACAAAGCTGAAAAAGTACGATAGAGCTTACAGAGAGCTTTCCGATGAAAACACTGCGTTGGAAGCAGAACTGAAAACAGCTCAAAACGCAGGCAGAGAGAAAATCGCCAACAAGCTGAAATACAGCAAAATGGAGCAGGAACTTTCTGAGCTTCATGCACTGATGGACAATATTCCACCGGAAATCATAGCTGCTTATAGGAGGCGGACGGTAGGATTGCAGAATGAACGTTGAGGGCTGCCTATGAACAATGAACTGATGAGAGATGAAAACTTCATTCGTTGTTCTACGATGGTTGCTGAACTACTGATGAAGTACAAAAGTAAGGAAATGGAACTGGGCGGGGAGTCAAGAGAGGACTCCCCGCCCTCTTTTTTGCTTTTCTGGACTTGAAAACCGTCTTATCATCTTATATAATAGAGAAAAGAAGATGATTACTACTGACAAAAACGCGGAAGAGGATTTTAGTATATTGTCGGTAGGCATGAAAGGAGATGCCATATGGAAAACGGCTACATATATACTCGTGTTTCAACGCTTATCCAGGTCGATGGTTTTTCTCTGGATGCTCAGGAGGAAGAAATAAGGGCGTTTGCTAAAATGCACGGAATCAATATCGTCGGCAAATATTCAGACGAAGGTAAATCGGGGAAAAATGCCGAACACAGACCCGCTTTCAATCAGATGATGGAGGATATCCGAAGCAAGAAGGACAGTATTAAGTATATTCTTGTGTTCAAATTGTCAAGATTTGCAAGAAACACAAGCGATACGGCAAAATATCTTCAGGAATTGGCAAGCTATGGTATTGGGCTGCTGGGCGTGAAAGATGGCATTGATACATCAACAGCAACAGGTAAAATGATTGCCAACATCATGGGCGCAGTTGCAGAAGTGGAATTGGAGAATATTCACGAACAAACACTTGCCGGGAGACAGCAAAAAGCAAGAAGCGGGCTTTGGAACGGCGCACAGGCCCCCTTTGGTTACACCCTTGAGAATAAATTTTTGGTGGTATGCCCAGAGGAAGCGGAAATTGTGAAGGAGATATTCCACCTCTATGTTGAGGAAGGACAGACAATCCGGTATATCACGAAAAAGTTGAATGACGAGGGTGTGAAACGGGAGCAGCGTGGAAATACCAGATTTTCCGTTTTCACGGAAAGAACGGTGCGGTCAATCTTGAAAAATCCTGTTTATGCCGGTAAAATAGCCTATGGTCGCCGCCATACGGTCAAGGTTGAGGGAACAAACAACGAAACAAAGGTTGTAAAGCAGGATGATGAAAGCAAAATCATCCTTGTTGAGGGCGTCCATGAGGCGATTATCGCGCCGGAAATGTTCGCCAAAGCCGAAGCAAGGTTGGGTGAGAACGTCCGTCACCGGAAAACGAGGAGTGACAGCACTACGGTTTATCCATTGACAGGTCTTATTCGGTGTCCGGACTGCGGAAAGAATATATTTGGATATACAGCACCTCCAAGACCAAGAAAGAATGGAAAGGAAGGATTTTATCCCCGGTATATTTCCTATCGTTGTATATCAGGGCGAGATCGGAACGGAATTTCCTGTTCTCTTGCGAACAAGTATTACAGCGGCACAAAGTTGGAGAAAGAAGTCCGCGATGTTGTTGCATCCATGGTTTCAATTCCAGAGTTTATTGAACTGGTGTCCAAGAAGGTTGATTGTGCCACTGACCTGAGTATTTTGAAAAAGAAACGGGATTCTATAAAGGCGGAATACGCAAAATACTATAATAACCTTATGGTGAATGAAAAGAGGCTTGCGGAGCTGGACACGAGCGACAAGCATTATGACAGACGGGTGGATAGCCTGAATCGTGTTATGGATGATCTGTATGAGAAGATCGATGATTCCCAAAGCAGGCTGGATGAACTTGATAATGAGATTGCAATGGCAGAGAAATCTACCCTGACAAAGCAATCCATTTTTGAAATGCTGGAAGGGTTCAGCAAGTATTACGATGTCATGACTCCGGAAGATAGGAAAGCTCTTTTGCAGGCTATGATATCCTACATTGAGCTTTACGGAGAAAAGCGTTCGGATGGTCATTTAGTGAAAGCAATTCACTTTACGTTCCCCGTGACTTACGACGGAGAAAGTGGTGCATTATTTGTCAGAACTAATGAGCAGCAAGTTGAAACGGTTGTTTTATTAGCTAAAACTTCTGTTTAAAAATATTAAATTACGTAAATTAAATAATTTCGCCATACAAGCGATAAAAGCAAAACAGTCTGCTTAATTTTTACACCAAAGCAGACTGTTTATTTATGTATTATTTATTTCGTTTGCTTGCTCTTTCCATCTTTCTTTTTTCAATGGCATTAATAACCATTGTACAGGCAGCATCACCTGTGATATTTACCGCCGTTCTTCCCATATCGAATATACGGTCAACACCTGCTACAAGTGCAATACCTTCAATCGGAAGTCCGACAGAAGTAAGAACCATTGTAAGCATCATCATACCGGAACCGGGAACACCTGCCGTACCTATTGAAGCAAGCGTTGCCGTAAGGACTATTGTCAGCATCTGCGGCAATGTAAGGTTTATACCGTAACATGAAGCAATAAATATTGCACATACACCCTGATAAATTGCTGTACCGTCCATATTGATTGTTGCACCGAGAGGAAGCACAAACGATGATATTTCTTCCGATGCACCCATTTTCTGTGTACATTCCATATTTATGGGAAGTGTTCCGACCGACGAAGCACTTGAAAACGCAAACATAATAGCCGGCATCATTTCTTTAAAGAATTTTATTGGGCTCAGATTTGCAAACAGCTTTACCGAAATTGAGTAAATACAAATGCTGTGTATTATATAACATACATAAGCAACACCGAGAACTTTTGCAAGCGAACCGACTATTTCCGCACCGTTATCCGCAACAACCGGACATAAGAGGCAGAAAACCGCAATCGGTGAAAGCTTTATAATCATGTCCATACACTTTACAAACACAACATTAAGGCTGTGTATCGCTTTGGCAACCACTTCACCGTCTTTTCCTGCAAGTATAATGCCAAAACCAACAATAATAGCAATGACTATTACCTGGAGCATATTTGCATTTACCATAGGCTCAAAAAAGTTTGAAGGGAATATGTTTACAAGTGTAGTCATAAACGAAATAGGCTCACTTGCCTCATAAGTAAGGTTGCTTGTTTCGATAAGCGGGAATGCACCTTTTGCTATATTTGCAAATAAAAGACCTATTGTAATCGCAAAGGCCGTTGTACAAAAATAGTAGATAACTGTTTTTATACCAATAGAGCCTACCTTCTTAATATCCTTCATCGAAAGTATTCCGTCCATTATTGAACAAAGCACAACCGGAACAATAATAAATTTAAGCAGATTAAGAAATATTGTTCCAAACGGTTTTACATACGTTGTTAGTATATCAGCTTGATTTTGAAAGACAAGACCGGCAACAATGGCAAGCACAAGAGCAATGAATATCTTAAGTGCAAGCGATAATTTTTTCTTTTGCATGATATAACTCCTTTTCTATTTATAAATAAAAAGACATAACCATATAATTATAGTTAAAAACAGACTTTTATGCAACTTAAAAATATTACAATCGGCGTTATTTTAAATCATTTGTTATTGACCTGATTAAAAAATGTATGATAATCAACTATATTTCAGTAAAAATAAAATATTAATATTTATGAAAGGAAGTGAACCTAATGAAAATAAAAAAATTATGTAACAGACTGATTAAAAATATAAAAATAGCAGTTGTATCGGATAATCTCAGACGAAAACTTTTATTTTATTTTCTTAATGCCGCACTTTCATTAACATCTTTCATAATGACAATAATAAATATTTTTACAAAAGAACATATACTTATGTTTGCAACACTTTTGTTTGCGGTTTTATGTATTTTAAATATAATACTGTTGTATTTTTCAACTACATACAAAAATGAACGGAGATGCCGTTCATTTTTTTGTTTATTCCGATATTTTGTTTTGCAATCCAATCGCCTTAAGCATTTTGTCATAGCACTTTTCGCATATATCAAAGCTGTCCTGTCTTCCGTCTTTTTCGGAAAAATATCCCCATGTTTTTTCTATTTTATAGTAATCCGCAAAAATGCCGTCATTTATTTTTTCTATTTCTCTGCCGCATGCATCACATATTATTTTTTCGGGAATTTCTTTTACATCAACAACCGATTTTGTTTTTACCATATATACCACTCCCCTTTTGTTTTTCACGACGTAATTATACAATACAAATCATTTTTCGTATACAGGAAGTTTTTATGTTATTAAATGCGTATATCTGATATAATTTTTTTGAGGTGTTAAAAATGAATTTATATGAAAACTGCCGTCTTTGTCCGAGAAATTGTTCGATAGACAGAACCGGCGGAAAAATTGGCTTTTGCGGAGAAAGCTCAACTATAAAAGCGGCTCTTGCCTCTGTACACAACTGGGAAGAGCCTCCGATAAGCGGAACAAAGGGCTCCGGAACAATATTTTTTACCGGTTGTAATCTCAAATGCGTTTTCTGCCAGAACTATTCCATAAGCAGTGAGCATTCTGGAAAGGAAATTTCAGTCGAAAGGCTTTCGGAAATAATGCTTGAACAGCAGGCAAGAGATGTCCACAATATTAATCTTGTTACTGCCGTCCATTTTGTTCCGTCTGTTATAAAAGCCGTTGAAAAAGCCAGACAAAACGGACTTACAATTCCTATTGTGTACAATTCGAGCGGATACGAAAAAGCCGATACAATAAAAATGCTCGAAGGAACAGTGGACATATATTTACCGGATATAAAATATTTTTCTTCCGAACTATCAGCAAAATATTCGTCTGCACCGGATTATTTTGAATATGCCTCTGCCGCAGTAAAGGAAATGCACCGTCAATGCGGGAATGTTATATTTGATGAAAACGGAATAATGCAGAAGGGTATTATCATACGTCATCTTATTCTGCCGTCATGCAAAACCGATTCATTTAAAATACTTGATTGGATAAGGGACAATCTCGGAAACGAAACATACGTATCACTTCTCAACCAATATACGCCCGTATACAATGCGGCAAAATACAAGGAAATAAACCGCAGACTTATGTCTATTGAATACACAAGAGTTATTGAGCATTTTTTTGAAATAGGACTTAAAAACGGATATATGCAGGAACGCTCATCGGCCAACAGCAGCTATACACCGATTTTTGACTTCAGCGGATTATAAAAATTTCGGTTTGTAACCTTTTGTCCCTTCGATAAATATAATATAGAAAACGAAAAATCCGGAGGGATAATAATTGAAGCCGACAGTCGAAGCAAAAAACATATGCTTTAATTATCACAGTCTTGACGGTGAAACCGAGGCAATAAAGGATTTGTCTTTCACGGTCGAAAAAGGAGAATTTATCAGTATTGTCGGGCCTTCCGGCTGTGGTAATGCTCTTCATGCCAAAATACAAATGCACCGCAAAAGCGGTGCATTAATTTTGTTAAATCTTTTCGATAGCCTCGGCAATATTGTTGAGTGCAGATACATCAAGAAATTCAATTTCACCCTTATCCACACAAGCCGCAAAGTTAGGATCAATTGGAAGCTTTGCATAGTAAGGAATTTCAAACTCGTTAGCCTCTTCCTTAACATGGCTCTTTCCGTAAATCTCATATTCCTTGCCGCAGTCCGGACACTTGAAATATGACATATTTTCAACAAGTCCGATAATAGGAACATTCATCATATGTGCCATTTTTACAGCCTTGCCGACTATCATTGAAACAAGATCCTGAGGTGATGTTACAATAACAATTCCGTCAATAGGAAGTGACTGGAACACAGTAAGAGGAACATCGCCTGTTCCGGGAGGCATATCTACAAACATATAATCAACATTATCCCATACTGTTTCTGTCCAGAACTGCTCAACAGCTCCGGCAATTACAGGGCCTCTCCATACAACCGGATCGGACGCATTTTCAAGAATAAGGTTTGTTGAAATTATATCTATTCCCTTGACGGTTCTCATAGGAATAACACCGTCCTCGGTAGCATAAACTCTTCCGCTTATACCGAATGCCTTAGGGATTGAAGGTCCTGTTATATCGGCATCAAGCACAGCCGCATGGTATCCTCTGTTTGCCATATTTACGGCAAGCATAGCAGTAACAAGAGATTTACCTACACCGCCCTTTCCGCTTACAACACCGATTACCCTTTTAACACTGCTTGCAGCATTAAGAGGTTTTATCATGCTTTCGGCTTTGTTATCTGAACAGCCCGATGAGCAAGAGTCACAATCATGTGAACAACCCATAAAAAACATCTCCTAACAAATTTCCTTATAAAATCAAGGTTTTTAAGCTAATTTTTTGAAAATTTTTAGCCTATTTTAAAAATCTGTACACATGATTACAATTTCAAGAGTGTACAAATTTTATGTTATCATTTTTTTATATTTTTGTCAAATTTACAGCATTTTAACCTTACTTTTTATCTCTTCAACATCAGTTTGTATTATCTCTAATTTATCTGCATATGTTTTAATCGTATCTATCGCTTTTGATGTAGCTTCTCTTGATTTTTCTAATTCCTCATACATTCTTTCTTTATCTGCTGTCTGCTGTTCCCATAATTTATTAATGAAAGCGGCACAAACGACTACACAAGCAACAGGAAAACCAAAATTTTGTATTATTGTCATTATGTCCACTTATTTTCACCTCTTGCCATTTAGTATTCCTTTAGCTTGGCCTTAAATTCTGCCGTACTCTCTATATGTGTATAATGTGGATATGACTTAATCGCCTTGTATGCAGCAAGTTCTTCTTCTGTGAGTGGTGTTTCGATTGGTGTGACAAGTATGTATATAACGCTTGCACCAGTTGTCAGTTTTCCCGTTGTACTCATATACTTAGTAGATAGTTGTTCGTTATTATAAGATGTGATTTTTCCTATTCCCCGAACAAACACACCCCTCTTAAAATCTACTTCATCGCATATCCATTGCTGCCCTGTACTATCTGTGTAATTGCCGCCGGTGTCAACAGGTATACCGCATAGTCCATTAGGTGTATTGATTGTAAGCGTTTGGCTATTGCCGTTATTGTCTGATACCACTACATCTACACTGCCGCTGTCACCTATGCTGCTGATTGGCTGGGGATAGTCGGGATTAGGTGATGGCATACCGCCAGTGTAAGGCTCCCACGGCAATACTGTGTCACCATAATTAAGCATTACACCTGTAAACTTAACTGTATATGTACCAACTTGTACGGTATTCGATGTAGTTTCGATTAAGAAAAATCTAAGGTATATATTAGTTGCATTTTCTGGAATTGTAACTGTCAGCATATTTGTTGCAGTGCCATGAAAATGAGTTTTTCCGTCAACTTTATACATTAATCCCAATTTATTTTTTTCTTGCGGAATATTACTTTCCCAATTTGAACATGAAAAAGTTATAGTTTTACCTGCAAAAGTATCTGGTAGGTAAGCCGTAACATTCATATATATTGGTGATGTTATACTGCCCGCTTCCGTAATACTTGCTGATATTGTTATGTCATATCCGTTATTTTCGATTACTACTGTTTTGTTAATATAATTCGTGAATATAGTTTTCCAATCAAGTAGCTGTGCCCCCGTAGTCGTTTTTTGCCAACTCTTCCCATACAGATGCAATCCCAACTCTGCACGATATGTATTATTTGCCGCTATCTCTGTGCCTTGATATTCATGCTCTGTATATCCACCTATCTTAGTTTCTCCTTTATACAGTGCGGCGGGGGCATAATCGCCCTTGCATATGACAGCTTTCTTATTGCCTACATATATGCTCATATACTCACCGCCTTAATACACAAGATAATATGTGTTATCATCTTTGACCGCCGCTCCAAACTCATCAGAAGTCATTTCCACTAATCTATGTCCGTTAATCTTCTGGGCATTTTCAGCTTCAACAGCCGTTTGAGCGTTACCAGCTTCTTGTACAAAAGATATACCGAATTTAAGCCAATTCTCTGCAACAGTCGCATCTTCTGCGGCAAGCCAATATACATCTGTAACCTTGCCGTCTGTTTTGATGTAACCCATATCACCCATCTGGGCATCAAGAGCAACCAAATCATCAATGCTTGACACTTCAAAACTATTAATGATTGATAAATTAGGTATCTGTGACGGTGTAAGCTTGCCATCTTCGGTTAATGTAGCAACCTTATTTCCGAGCATGGCAAGTAAGTCTTTCATTGCCTGTTCTGTTATTGTTTTACTGTTGCCCGCTTCGGTTTCAGACTTTTTCGCATTCTCTTCTGATTGTTTAGCTGATGAAGCCGCTGTAACAGCTTCGTCCTTTGCCGCAATGGCTTTTTCGCTTACTTCTTTTGCGTTTTGGCAGACTTCTACACTATTTTTTATAGCATCGAGGGCAATATTCAAGTAAACAACAGTGTCACTTGTTAATTCTAAACTTTCAGCTTGTTCTTTGTTAGCTTTGTTGCCCTCAACTATTTCAGTAGCAAGTGTATCATTAACGGCAATTCTTTCTTTAACAGTTTTTACAACAGATTTATCATTATAATTTACTTGCCCTTCTACATATACAAAATCATTAAATTTATTGGTTTCCTCTTGATTGAGCGTTATATAAAATAAACCATTTTCAAAAGCAACATCAGTAGGATATTCTTTTTGTAATATTATATCGTTTGGCTTTTGACCAAACGAAAATATAATACTATCAATAGTTGAAATAAGCACCTCGGGCATAGTAATCTTAATTGTAGCTGTACTACCTTTAATTATTGCCATTATATACATCTCCTGTTATCTCTTGATATTGTGCCGCCGTTATTTTGCCCTTCTCTACTGCTTTTGCTACTTGTGCTTTATCTCATAATCCTTTATCATAAAATTTCTTTATCTTATTAAATCAATCCATTTATGCCCACTCCTTTATTCTGAAAGCATAACTAAATATGTAGTGTTAGCTTCTATTGCATCAAGTTGTGTAGCCTTGCCATCTATCCATTTGCCATTTTCGGCATCTCATATTTTGCCAATTAAACTTACATCTCTTTGTGCTATTGGCAGATAACCTTCCCTAATAATTTTTTTACTTATTTCTACAAAACCTGTACAAATATTACTTACATCTAATAAAGCATATGTATACATTTATTTCACCTCTTAAATTAATTCTATTAAGTTTGAAGTTGATACTGGTTCAAGAGTGCCACAAATACTAACACCATTTTCATAAATATATTTATTTGAATAGCTTGGATTTCAAACTTTAAAAGAAACAACATCGCCTTTATTTACAGTTGCCGTCATTGTTTGTGTCAAACCATCTATATATTCAGAAGATTTTACATTATTTATATAAACTCTTGTTCTGCATCTTGCATTAGATGTACTTATCTTTATTTTAGCTGTGCCGCCGATGTTAAATTTTAATGAAAATGGCAAAGAAGCAGCATCTGCTTCAATTCCACTCGGCACTGTAAAAGCTGCATTATTACTTGTAAAGTAAACTTCATCAGAAGCTACTAAATTATATCCACCTAAATAATCAATCATTTCTTCAATTTGAACATTTAAAGGTTTACTTTGATTTCTGTTTATAAAAGTATAAATATCTCCATAATCCATTATTGGTCACTCACCTCAATACGATTTTTTCCTTTTAATTCTTCAATAGCACAACAGATTTTTAAACTATTTTCTTGTATATAACATTTATTTGAATATCAAGCACCGCCACCACTTAACTTTTTTAATCCACCAAAAAAAGCAAAAGTAACTATATCACCTTTGTTTACTTCTACATCTGCTGAAGCCGTTTTATATACGCCCACTTCAGCAGCATACATTGTCCCCTTCAATTCACCATTTACATATATCCTTACACAAGGCGAACCACCACGACTTGCTGCATCTGGTACGGTATAGTGCATATTAATTTTAAATCTTACTGCACCGCCCATGTTAAATTTAACCTTATACGGCAATGGTATTTCAACTGTTTCTCCAAAATTACTTGATTGCTCATAAAAATATTCATTTTCAATAGCAAAGTAAATATCATCTACAACTTTGAAACGCATCGGGGCAATGTAAGTTTCACCATTTTTTAATAATTCATTTAAAGGTATTTTAGGATTAGAATTTATATATTTTAAAGCATCTATTGAAAATCTATCCATTAATTAACCACCTTTGTTATCACACCATTTTCATCAACAGACATTGTAACAGTAATGGTCTTAACTCCATCTGTTTTTACTGTTGTAATTACGCCCTCATTGCTTATCGTTGTTGTTTCTGTTACATTGCCGCAAGTCTTTACAACAGCACCATTAACAACTTTGATTTCTTCGTTACTATAACCATACATATCTTCAAGCAAAGCGGCGTTGATAGGTGTTGGCGTTTGTGCCAAAGCTCCCGGGGCGTATTTCAAATAAATATATTCTCCTGTTTCTACTCCATTAGAATAACATTTAGCATATCTATACATATTGCCCTCTGATGTAGGCACTAAATCTTTCACTATCTGCATTATACTGTAAACCCCCTTAAGCCATAATCGCCAGAATAAAATGTGCCGCTATATCTCATAACGGCAAGCATATAATCTACTAATTTTTCTGTTTCAACTAATATTTTCTCAATATTATTTGCATCTATATAATCTATCTTATCCATTGTATATGGTAAAACCGAAGCGGGCATCTTACAAAAATTATTTACACACTTCTTTACATTGCCCAGATACCTTTTCATTTCTGCTTTTGATGGATAATCAGTTTTAACTCAATTATTTTTTATACTTACTGTTGTGTAATAACCATAAGAAGTAAGCAAAGCGGCAACTTCGGCTACTTTATTTTCAACTCTGTTCAAATCAACAGCATTGTAATATGTATTACTGTTACTTCTGTTAGTAATCATGTTATTCACCTATTGTCACCGCCTTTGTATTAAATCCATTAACTAAATCCGTTTCAAGCTTTGTAATAATTGATTTTCTATATTCATCATCAAGAACTTCTATATTTGCTATGCCCCCGATATTTTCATTTTTTAAAATAAATCCCAAATTTTGTTCAATTCTAAACTGTGCAAGATATAGTAGTCTTTGTGCAACTTCATAACCATTATTAGAAATTAAAGTAGCATTTGTTACTTCGAGAATATTTTCTTTTTCTCCTGCACTAATATCCGGTAATCTCGCTGATTGTACTTGCGTATTATCTTCATATTTATAACCTGTAACAGTTATTTCAGCCGAAGCGGGCACATTCACAATCACATAGTTAATTCCGCTTTTGATTATTGTGCCGCCACTGACTTTTGTAACTTGGCATGGACTATCAAATATTATCTCATTTTCTCCTACATCAAGAGTATCTTTAAATAATTGTTCTGTACTACTTTTTTTCGTATACTTATGTTCTGTAACATCAACTCCAGATACATAAGTTTTTAATGCAACTGTTGTGCCCACGATTTTTCTATTTTTATCAAGTGTATAAATTGCATCATCATCAAAACTTGGCAATGCTTTAATTTTTACCTCTCCATCTCTTGATGTATCAATATATGCACCAATAGCAATAGCTATTTGTTGCAATGCTTCTCTGTGTGTGCATTTAGGTAATCAACCATTAATTTTTACATTAGCTAATTTACTATCAAGAGAATACCCAAAACCGGCATCATTCATCAAATCATCAATAACCGTTTGGGCATTTTGATTTTCGTATAATCCACCATCATAATATGTGCCGTCCATTACTCCAATAGCATCAACACAATTCAAAGTCATCATTTTATTTTCAGCCGCCGTTCATTCATCAAGATAAAATGTACCTAAATTCATTTCAGTATTATTATTTGTGCCCACAACCTTTATCTGCTGTCTTTTTTGTAATGTATGATAAATGCCTTTTGGATTAAAAATATTAAAATCGTCATCGGCAGAATACATAGTAAAATCAAGAGTATTAACAGTTAATTCACTACCTGTCAAATCTATTTCTTCAAGCACATTCGCTGTTATTATTGTATCTTCATCAAATTTTTTCATTAGTCCATATATGATAGATTGAATTTTTAAATATCTATCCGGTTTATTCATGCTATTGAATACAATTACTATTTTATTGAAATTTATTACCGTTTCATCTTTTGAATATCTTCAATTATTAGGCTGCAAATTTCAAGCCTTTATAGCTGTATCATCTTTATAAAAAGTAACACTCATGTCATTGCAATAGCTGTTATCATATTGGTTAAATTCAAAACTTAATCCGATTATTGTATGATTTTCTGCAAAAGTAAGCGTTAAAGAAATAGGTGTATCAAACTGCCCCTGTGCATCACTCATTTTATTACTTCACAAACCTCACGACACTGTTTCTGGTTTATCTGGGAATGTGTCGAAAGTACCATCTAACTTTCAATAATCTGTTTCAAGCGTTGCCACCTTCGGGGCAGTTACCCCTTCAAGTTTAAAATCATTCATATCAATAAATGATTGCTTGTCTGTTACTTCTGCTGTTGTGTCTTTCTTTGCCGTTACATCTATAAGGTTAAAATATATATCTGTTTTCGTCATATTTACACCTCATTAATACATTAAATCTCTTGCTTCAAATTGTATTGATAAATTATCTCAATGGTTTGTATTACCAACTGTTTTAACTAATTCATCAGAAATCGAAGTAAAAAACGCTTGAAAAGTTATTGTGCCCTTTTCTTCAATAGGCAAAGTGATAGTAACAGCATCTTGTCCTCTGATTAAATATCCAATTAAACTATCGTATGTTTTGCTATTGATATTTCTTAAGTTTAAGGTATATTTTAAATATACTCCTCTAACTTCTCTAAGCATTAAACCACTTTCAGTAGTAACTCTATACTTTTCGGCAATATCAAAATTTCTTTTTAATGATATAGTGCCTACTTCAAAATTATATCCGTCAATCGTTAAAGTCATTTTTAATAAGCACCTCCGACTAAAGCTTTTCCTATACGTTTTTCTTCTTTCTTAATAATAGGTTGCAACACTCTGCCCAACGCCGCTAAACTTCCTGTAAATTCAACATTTACATTCGTTTCTACTGTTGTAGGCTGTGCTTGTACAACTCTATTTTCGCCTTTTCTATATCTATTTGCTTCTGGCTGTGTAAGTACCATTTCACCTTTATGTAATACAGCTTGGTATCCATCATAAGGAACTTCATTTAATCCTGTTCTGTGACTGCCGTCCATGCTTCCTATTATAGGCAAATCTTCAAATTCATCTTTTGCATCAGAAATTAAATCTCTAATTGCACTTAAGAATTTTTCTTTATTGTCATTTATAGTAGTTGTTAAACTATCTATAATGTTTTCTCCACCTTCATCGCCTATCTCGGCAAATTTTTCTGGCATTTCTTCAGCAACTTTATTTACATATTCTTCATTAAACTGTTTATAGGCATCTGCGTAGTATTTTTCTGCAATTTGTTGTGCTTTTTCCTGTTTAATTTGTCATTGCATTAAATATTCAGTAAAATCTTCATCATCAAGTTGATTGAGCTGTTGCATAAAACCAATAGCATCATCTAAATTCATGTTTGCTATTTCAGTTATAAGTGTGTCGGGTACACCTTTTTGTCTTAATTCATCAAGTAATTCTGAATATTCATCTAATGTATCGTTGTATTCTTCTAAATCATTTAAACTATAAAATACATTGCCGTCATCATCTTTGAAAGTATCAAATAAATCAGCATCAGCAAATTTACTTTTCATGCTTTCAACTTTTTTATCTATTTCTTCTATGCCCTTGTCAAATTCAGAAATTATAGATTTCATGTATTTATCTATTTTTTTATTTATAGATGGCATTTTTTTATCAATACCTATTGATAAACCTTCTATAAGATTTATACCAATTTGTTTGAAAACTTTTGAAGGTGAATTGACACCAAAAACTTTTTTAACCGCAGTAGTAATACTATCTCCAAAGCTTGTAACTTTATTTATAATCCAATTTTTCTTATCTTGAATACCATTTCATAAACCTTCAATTAAGTTTCTACCTATATTCTTCATATCGTTAATCTTGTCTTTGACTGGCTTAATAATGTTATTCTGAATAAATCCTTTTATATTATTATGTGCTTCATTCGCCATAGATAAAACGCCTTTTAAAATTGACTTAATTATTGCAATGCCGCTTTCTATAATACTTCCCATTAAAGCATTAATAGCATCACATAAAGCCGCCATTATTTTGCCAACAGCAACCGTTATTTCTGGTAAATTTTCAATTAAACCTTTAACAATAGCAATAATAATATTCATGCCCTGTTCGACTATAACAGGTAAGTTTTCAGCTATAAAATTGGTAAATTCTGTTATAAGTTGCGGCAAAGCTGCTAAGAAGTCGGGCAATTTATCTACAAATCCAGTTACAAAATTTGTAAGCATTTCTCCGCCTTTTGTAAGAAATTCTGGCATATGTTCCTTGATTGTTTCTCAACCTTCACGCAACTTTTCTTGCATATTGTTTCCTAATTCAGTTGCTTTTGATATAATACTTTCTTTATATGTATCTCAATTAGTTGCTATGCTTTCTATGCCCACTTTAACAGCTTCTTTTAAACCAACAAATATTTGTCCCACAACTGGCACAACATTTTTTACAACAGTAATTGCACTATTAACAACATTAGAAACGAGTTTTGATATATCACTATCTGTTCGTCCTAATCCTATTAATAAATTCTCCCATGAAGCCTTTAATGAATTTATACTGCCCGATATGGTTGTTTCAGCTTCTTTTGCCGTTGTGCCTGTAATGCCTAATTCAGTTTGAATAACATGAATAGCACTATAAACATCATTCAAATTACTTATATCATATTTAACACCTGTAAGCTTTTCGGCATCAGCAAGAAGCCTTTTCATTTCTTCTTTCGTGCCGCCATAGCCTAATTTCAAGTTATCAAGCATAGTATAATTCTGTTTTGCAAAGCCTTGATAAGCATTTTGTATACTCTCCATGCTTGTGCCCATTTTATTAGCATTATCAGACATATCAATAATAGCTTGATTAGCGGCATCAGCGGCTTTTTCTGTATCGCCGTTTAATGATTGTAATAATGATGCTGAAAATCCTGTTACTGTTTCCATATAGGCATTTGCCGAAAGTCCTGCTGTTTTATAAGCTTCATCGGCATATTTGCTTACCTTATCAGCACTATCTTTAAATAAAGTTTCCACGCCGCCTATAAGTTGTTCATAATCGGCATACTTTTGAATAACTCCAACAAAAGCATCACCAATAAGTTTTATATTGCTAATCAAACCAGAAACGGCTGTTGTAATAGCTTTACTTACCAAATTAGCTTTAAGAACTTGCCCGAACATATTAACCTTGCCGCTTGTGTTTTCTGTTTCTTTTCCTAAATCAGATACGCCTTTCTTGCCCTCGTCTGTTGATTTTCCAAAATTGTTTAAATCTTTTGTAGCTTTATTAGTATCAATTTCTACTTTGGCAGATAATTTACCTAAATCTATCAATTTATAATCCACCTCTTGTTAATTAAATTTTTTTCTAAGACTTTTTTTATCTGGATTAGTTTGATTAAGTATTCAGCAATTTTCAAGGTATTCTTGTCCCTCGTTTGTTTGCCGCATTTGATAGATAAAAGCATCTTTTAATAAAAGCTTATAAGTATAACAATCTAATTCTAAACACTCATTAAAATTTAGACCTGTATAGTCTGATAATAATTTTAAATCATTTGTTTCAATAGTAAGATATACTTTATCATCTTCTTCCCCTGTATCGGGCATACAAGGGATTATTATTTTTTTATTTCTTCAAGAGCAAACTCTAAGTAATCCTGTATAATTGCCATAGCCGTCTTAAAAGAAACATAATCTTCTATATCTGATTTTTGATATATATTGCCCTCGGTATTTCTGTTAAACACTTCTATAATTAAATCAAGAGTACTTCCAAATACTGTTTCTCAATCATCTGTTGAAATATCTTTTAATTTCATCATTCTTACTAATAATTCTTGATTAGGTCTTTTAATATGAATAACTTCACCTTTTGGCATTTTTATCTCATAATATCTATTACTAATACTTAAATCTATCATTAAATCTTATCTCCTTTTATTTATTAAAAAATAATGGGGCATATGCCCCATTCATTAAGCTTTTATTTCTTCTTCATAAATAACAAGTGTGCCGTCACTGTCGCAAGGCTGTGCTTTAAATTCAGCATTGATAACAGTTTCTTTGTCTTTTGCAAAAGATAATTCAAAGCCTGCTTCATTCTGTCCGATAATTGTTAATCTAATATCTCCATCGACGGCATCCTTATGTACGAAATGAATTACATACTTCTTGCCGTCATATTGACTTGCCCCACCAATTTTTACAGTCTTAGTAGTAGTTGTATTGGTTACTCTTGCTGTACTACAAAGTTTCTTAAGTGTATCTGCATCTCAAGTCATAATACCAGATTTAAGCACAGCTTCTTCTTCGGTAATAAACTTTTTACTTACAATTCCTAAATCATCTTTTGCTTCATAAAAAGTTGGTGTATAAGTAAGAGTAGCACCGCCTTGAATATATCCTAATAAATTTCCTTCTACTTCAATAGTAGCGTTTTCCGGAATATTAGTACCATCAAAATCTGTAATATAAACCTTACCGCTACCTAATACAATTTTTTCAGCCATTTATCTATTCTTCCTTTCTTTAGTTACAACAATAAAATTCGCTTTTAAATGGTATGTATCTGTATCATAGTTATACATCGAACCGCCGCCATTAAGAGTAACAGTTAATATATCATCACTTAATTGTGCATCTCCAATAGTAAGCAATACATTTTTAATTTTCTCTAAATTCTCATAACAAGTTTTCAAATCTTCTGATATAATTGTTAAACTCAATCTATACTGCCCGACCACACCATCACTTGTTACAGTGTCAAAAGCATAAACAATAACATTATCTTTTTCTGATACCTCGGCGGCATATGGTCTTAATGTAAAATCTTTATTTAATAAATTTAATAATTCTTCAATTACCATTAAAATGCCCCCTCAAAAAATTTTGTTATATCTCCAATGTTCTCATCTATTGCTTCTTGTAAAAATGGATTAGGCTTTATGCCCTCGGTTGTATGCCACTTACCATTATTATCTTGATACCTTCAAGGCACTTTTTTACGTCCTTTGCCATCTTTGGCATATAATCCTGTGCCCTCATGCACATACGGGGCATATTCAACATTTGTTCCTATAATACCAGTTATTTTATCATTGCCCGCTTCGCTATCGTGCTTTATACTTGCTCTTAATGTACCATCATCAACTGGGCATTTTACCTTTGCATCATTCTCAATTTCCTGTAAAGCATTATTAAGACAATCTGATAAAATCTCTTGCATCTCACCATTTAAAAATCTATCTATGTTTATTTTTACTTCATTTTCCATTTATTTCACCGCTTGTAAAATTAATTGCGTTAATCTACCAAAAGTATTAATGGCGGCTATCTTATAACTTTTATTTTCACAAATAATTAAATACTCTTTTTCTAAATCAAATTCTTTATACGCTGTTAATCCGGTATACTCACAATCTCGGTATTTCAAATCATCTGTTTTTCATATTTGTGTATTATAATTAATGGCTATTAATATTTCATCAATAGCCAAATACTTTTTTGCCCCAAAGGCATCAGTTTCAGATAAACACTTTAATATAGCTTTTTTCATCTGTCTATTTATCATTTTAAGCCATGCCCCATTTCTTTTTAAAACTATTTAATTGTTTTAAAATATACTCTGGATAATCTTCATTATAGTTTTCACTTACTCCGCTATAACTTTGGCTTTGTAATCCTTCTGTGCCCAAACGATTTATTTTTATTACAGCCATATCAACGGCAGCATTATTAAATCTCTCATTATACTCTTGGTTTAAATAAATGCTTATTTCAGCCTTAACCTTTTCAAGAATAAGGCTGATTAAAGCTAAATCTGTATTGCCCGTAAGTAGGCTAATCTGTTGTTCTAATGTCATTTAATCAGCCTTTCCATCAAATATTTATTAAGCAGCTGTAATTGCAATTCTTCTTGCTTTTGTAGCATCTGTAAGGGCACAAATATAAGCTTCTCTAAGATAAATCTTATTTGTTCTTGTATTTGATACTCTATCCTGTTCAATTTCTAAGTTTTTCTTTACAAACATTGTTACTGCGGCTTTTGTAGCAATATAAGCTGTATTAGCTGTTGTAATGCCTTTTGTTACAATAACAGGAATGCCCGCAATAGTACCAATCTGTCCATTATAAACAACTTCACCTAACTGTGCTGATTTATAATCTGCATCTTTTCTAATATCAGCTTTCATTGCGGGTGTAATAAGAAGGAATAATTCACTTTCTTTTTCAATATTCATATCTGCAATAGCATCAACAATGCCGTCATAGCTAATCTTAGTTGTCACGTTTGTTGTACCTACTAAGAAGTTGCCGCTAACCTTAGTTTCAAGAGCTGCATAATATTGATTAGTAAGATGATTAGCCATAATTTCAGTAGCACCTTTAATGCCCATATCCACAATGTTATCATCTTTCATTACATCTTCATCCGCATAAGCAAAAGACTGCTGTAACATCTGTACAGTGTAATCTTTACCCACATATGTTAAACTTCCATCTGCTGTGCCCTCACCGACATTGACCGCATTAACTGTGCCGCTATATGTATAAGTGTTAATATGTCTTATCATGCCCGCTTCGCTAACTAAATTATTATCAATAGTCATAAGATTTTTTGCATCAATAGCTGTGTTTAATAAATCTGTTGCCTTTTGGCTAATTACCTTATTTTCAAAAACTGTGTTTGCCATTTATTCTATCTCCTTTATTTACTTAATTCATCATATAAAGCTTTATTATTTGTATATAAAGCCTGTTGCTCTCTGATTGTCATCTTTTTAAATTCGTCTTTAGTGATATTGCCGTCTAAGCCTACACTTGATTTAGGTTTATCACCGTTTGTCTTAAGTCGGGCATCAACTTCTTTTTTAACCATTGCTTTAAATATTTTATCAAGCGTTTCAATTTTCTCTAAGCACTCATCTGTATCATCACTACTAACTACAAAATCAACTAAGTTTACATCTAAACCTCTATTGCCCAGAACCTTAGATATTTCTGCTTTTGTTGAAGCAATCTTATATTGCTGTAACTGTTCTTCTAAGTCGGCAATCTTCTGTTCATTTTCAGCTTTTGCTCTTGCTTCTTCATCTAATCCACTTAATGATTTTTGTTTAGCCAATTCTTTTTCAAATTTTTTCTGCTGTGTTGCTAACGCTTGACTTACTCGTTTATCACTTTCAGACTGAATAAGTTTTATTACTTCTTCCTGTGTAAATGTTTTATTTTCAGTTTGCTGATTTTCTTCAGTACCCTGTGTATTTACATTGTTTTCTTCCATCTTTAAAATCTCCTTTAGTTATAAAAATAAATTTATCCCTATTTTATTTAGTTGTTGTTTAATGCCTAACCCCTTAAACGGCAATAAAAAAGAAACACCTATAAAAAATAAGTGTTTCTCATCAATTAGAAATTTATATAATCTTTTCGCCTTTTTTCCATGCTTCTCTTGCTTGGTTTAAGCTCATTTCATTAGCTCCGCCTTCAAAATCTGGGTCATCAGTCTGTACTAAATCATCTTGCCAATGACAGACAGGGCAACCTTCATAATCATCTGGGTGTTCAAAAACATATTGTCCGCATACTGGACATACTCTGCCTTTTTCCATACTTTAAATTCCTTCTTTCTGCTTACAATTATCAAAATACTTTTTCTTTGATTTAGGCTTGAACATTGTGGCTATGCCGCTATTAGGATAACCTTTAACAAAATCATTAGTATCAACATCATATCTGATAACAGCACCTTTAACATTCAAGTAACCAAATACTTTTTCATTATCAACAGCACTTTCAACTAATTCTAATGCCCGCTGGGCATATTCTTCTTTAGTATAATTAGGATATTGACTGCTATGGTCACTATTTCCACCTATTCAATGTTTATCTAAATTATTTTTTGTAAATCCAATTTTAAATTTATTAACACCAGTAGCACTTAATATATTATCATTATTATTTTGTGACTTCAATACTAATCCATCAGTAACATCACTATCTAATGTATGTGCTATTGAAAATTTATCTTGAAGGACTTCATACATTTTCTTTATAACAGGAATAATTGTGCATCTACATTGAGGGTGATGTACAGCATCCATATTTTCAATAGGAACTGGATTATTCTTAGTTTCAATAGCAATCCTATTACATTCATCACATAATCTATCATCTTCTGCAACTAAATAATAACCATATGTATAACCATTATTAATAAATGCTTTTTTCTGCCCATCATTTATTACTCGCATAGTTTCCGTTCTTACTAATCTATCTGCTTCATAATACGCCGCACCGCATTTATCCACAACTGTTTTTACCGCCGCATCTTTATTTAATCCTGCCCCAACCACATTAGTTATCTGCTTTTTTAACACATTTACAAACTTTTGTTGATTGCTTTGTACTCTTGTTTTAAAATTTTTGCCTTTGAAATTTCCGTTTAATACTTCTTCCATAGCTTCTTTATCCGCTATACTTCAACTTATTGATTGCCCCAACTCATCACTTGTTTTATCAAAAGCATCAATATAGGCATTTTCAAGACTATTCTGCATTAAATCTATTTGTAAACTTGCCGTTCCATCTGTAATTTTATTAATTTTCTTTAATAAATTAATATATCTGCCATACCTATATAAGTTTGTTGTACTGATTTCTCCATCTGTAAGCATATCAGCATATAATTCAACAATAGCACTTTTAATATCTTTTGCTTGCTCTTGATATATGCTTTTTAATGCTTTTTCCATTTCTGCCGTATTACTTTTGTAAATTTTATCAGCTAATCGGGCACTTCAATATTCTTTATTCTTCATAAATATTTAACTCATTATCCTTATCTATCTTTTGCTTTTCAAATTCCGCATCATTTACAAAAGATAATTGAGAAATTAAAGTTTCATCAGATACTAAACCTCTAAGCTGATTTATTGTTTGTGCTGTTTCTAAATCATTCATAGGCAGATTAACAGTAAATACAGGTTCAACATACTTAGGTATTTCTAAAGATTTCATATACATAAATTCAAAAATAAATTTATTTCTCTCTTTTAATCCCGCCGCAAACTCTCTTTGTTTATTAGCAATATTATTTAAAATACCTAATAATTTATATTTCATTGCTATGCCCGATACATTATTAGCAAAATTTTCATCTGATAAATTAGGCGTAAAGCTTAATCTAAATATATCATCAATAATCCTTTTCTTTTCAATATCTCCGTCGGCATTATTAGCTGACTTTAACACGAATTGAGGATTAACATTATCTCCATAAATAACCCTATTTTCTTTCATGCTATTGATTGTTTCAGCATCAATTTCATCTACATTCAAATATAAATAAGCATTATTGAAGTAATCAGCTTCATTAATGGCATCGCTTTCAAGGGCATCATAAGCATCAATAAGAGAAATGACATTTTCAAAATCCCCAATTTCTTTATTATTGTTTTTATAAACCACAATAGGCAAAGCACTAAACAAATTAGGTTTACTATCAATACAAACATCATTTCTATAACGAACAATGCCGTCTTTGCTATAAATTTCAACATAATTATTCCACTCATTAAATATATTCTGTATTGTTCAAAATCTGATAGCATACATTAATTTAGGTTTTATGCCGTTATCATATACTAAAATTGTATGCAAATTATCTAAAACACTAAATTGTAACTGCCCTTCTTCGTCAATATAAATTAACTCAATAGCATAACCATATTTTGAAGCTTCTGTTGCAATCTGTGTATTAATATTAGCTTCATCAGCGGCATCAAGAGTATCAACATAATCCGTTAATTCTCCATCACCTGTATAACTGATTTCTTTTCCTAAAAACATAGTTTTATTTGTTTCAGTAATATAATGCCCGAAGCTATGTGAAATTTTATTATTTGGTTTATTTTCATCTTCAAAACATCTGCTATTAATCTTATTTTTATTATTATAATAATCATTTAACTTCTTCAATCGGGGCATATACTGACCTTGAAATTTTAATATAAGTCCTTTTGCATTTTCATAATTAAGAACTTCTTCACTATCTAAGTAAAACATTTTTTCACCTCTTATAAGCCAAAACAGGATTTTTTTAATACTCCTAATTTTTTATGATTTTCATTACATTGCAAGCTATATCTTAAAGCATCTAATGTATGATTTCATTTATCTTCTGGCGTATTAATATATTCACCAGTGCCCTTATCTTTTTTTCAAGAGTAGTTCTGTAATTCGGTTATAACTTGCGGGCATGATGGTTTAACAATAATTTCGTACTGTTGCAGCTTTTGAATACCTTGATTTATACTGCCCTGACCCTTTACACTTGCTTTAATTCTCATAACACCTAAACGCTTTATTTCTTCAATACTTTTTTGTTCTGCGGCATCAGCAATTATAGTGCTTTTGGCAAATCCTTTGTTAATAATAACATTTGCAATTTCTTCATTAGTTTTTCCCAAAGCACACCATTCATCGAATACATATATTCTTTTATTTTCTTCATCTATAATTGAAGCAATGAGGGCAGTTAAATCATTCACAAAACCAAAATCCAAACCAATTAATAAATCACCTTTTATATCTCGATAATCAAAATCTTCTATTCTTCAATTATTGTAAACAAGTTTATCAAGACTACAAAATTCACCTAAAACATAAATTTTATAATATGTTGGATTGCTTTCTTTCATTTCTTCAAGTGCTTTAATATAATCATCGGGCAAGAATTTATTATCTTTATAAGTTGTCTTTAATATAAAAGTATCTTTATTAATTACAACCTCCGGGGCAAATCATTTCTTATATACTCAATTTGCTTTTGATACCGGATTAAATGAAAGATAAATTTGTAAGTTTTTCTTATTTGCCCTTAAACGTAAATCCAACTGTGAAAAGTCATCTTCTGATATTTCCGTTGCTTCTTCAATTCAAATATCTGATATACCAGTAATACTTTTTAACTTTTCTCTATCATCTAAACCTTTAAATAAAATTAAACTGCCGTTTGGTAGTTCAATAGTAAAAGTACTGATATTAATTTTGCACATCTTATAAATTTGCCATTTTACAAGTATATCAATAAAAAGCTGCCAACAGCTATCTCTAATGCTGCTTGCAACTTTTCTAACAACTAATAATTTTCGATTTTCATTCAAAAGCTTAACCAGTAATTTTTGTGTTATTGAATAAGACTTTGCACTGCCCGCCGAGCCATAAAAAATGTTGTAACGATATGAATAATCAAATAAATTCGGTAAATATGCGGCATTAAATATATCTTTTTTAAGATTTAATTTTATATCCATTAATCTTCAACATCAACCGTAATAGTAGTTTTAAGGTTTATATCTTGCTTATCTACATAAGCTGCTAAAGTTTTTAATCTCATATCTAATGCTTTCATTCTTTCAGATTTACTTGAATTTTCATCTCTAATTATATCCGTAATGACTTCAAGGCACTCCTGTAAATCAGCAACTCTTTCATTAAATAAAGCTTCGTTCTTTTCTTTAATATATTCTCTTACTTCTTCATTTCTCATTAGTCTATATGCACCATTTGTAGTTTTATCTTCATCTATTGAGTAAGCTAATTTATAAGCTTGCTCTTGTGTCATACCACTTAAATAATTATTACAAAATTCTATTTGCTTTTGATTTAACATAGCTTACTCCTTTCATCTGTGTATAATTAAATTATTTTCTGTTGCTTTATCTATATTCAATAGCCAACCATAACCCCAACATTCATCAACTTTATTTCAAAATTTTCTATGCTTAAATAATCCAGTTCCTAATAATTCATCTTCACCTTTTAAAGCTTTAACTTTTTCAAAATCTAAAATATAACCAGTTCCAGTTACACTATCAAAAAAACATAAAGCATCAGCTTTACATTTATATCATCAACCTTCATAAAAGCCAGTTTTTCTATCAAAACCAATTTCAAAGAAAAAGTTGCCCGTTTGGTGCATTCTATCATCATTTTTTACTTCAAGAGCAAAGTGAATTGATTTATTAGCATTACTTACAATAAAATCAATATCTTTATCTTGTCATTCTTTAACATCACTTACATCTTGGACATTAAAACCTACTTTATCTTCTAAATGTTTTTTTACTACGCTCTCGGTAAATTTACCTTTTGAAAGTTTTATTTGGAAATTATCCATTTTATCATTACTCCTTTAGCTATTTGAATTTTTTATTTAAAGGTTTTTCCCTTCTACTATTAATGAAAAATCCATCATGGTTCTTACACGTTTTTGACCACATTTTTCATCAAAAGCAAAACTATAAGAAATAAGCCCGCGGGCATACTCGCTGCAAGCAGCTCGTAATCAAGAGCTAAACTATAAGCCCTCGTTGGTGATAAAATTAGATAAATTATGACCATTCGGGCATTCGGGCGTAAAAAAATTGGGAATTGCGAAAGCAATTCCCATTAAGAGAGGATAACAATTTATGGTTGCCCGAAGTATCATGATAAATTTAGATAATTTATAGCCCTTCGGGCAATTTATGGTTTTATTAAAAAAGATTTATTTCATTATTGGTCTTTCTTCAATCCATTGCTTAATGCAATAAACATATTCAACATCTTTTGATACTACTCTTTCAATTAGTTCAAAAAATTCTTTGCCTAATACAACGGCATTTAAAAGCATTGAATTACACTTATAATAACTAACAAATGGATATTTTTCATCTGTATTTATTCGAACATAACTCCATGCTTTTTTATTGTATAATACATTATCATTATTAAATTCTTCTATTTTATTATTTTTATAAAATTCACACAATTTTTTAAATTTATAATTCTTATATTCTTCATAGTCTTTTTCTAATTCATAATTTCCTGTAACAATAGTTCTTTTATTATTTTCTGTTTTCCAAACTGTAAAGTCGTTAGTGTCCTTATATACAATATTTCTATCTTTAAATTTTTTCATATACTTTTTCAATGTAGCTTCTGCTATTGATTTATCAAAATTTTTAGATATATATTTAACTTGTTCTTTATATGGCATACTTATAAATTCTTTGCTTGTACTCAAAAGATAAAGCACTAATATATAATCATTAACTTCACTTCTAACATCCATGCCACAAACCCTATATAAAATTTCTGATAACTTTTCTGCATCTGTTGTAGGCACTCTTGTTATGTTATAATTCTTTTTTATAACTTCAAAGCTATAACCTCATAATGTTAATTTTCTTTTTGCATCTTTTGAAAAATTACTTGATTTACAATTTAATTTTAATATCTCGGCAATTTCTTCTCTTTTATAAGTTCTTATTTCTAACTGCTTCACAAAAAATTTCCTCCTTTAAAATTTGCTTAATTGATTTATTTATTGTTTAAGATTTCATCAAAAGCTATCCTAAAATTATCAGTAGCTTCAAAAACTCAAACTTTAAATAATGGTTGTAATTCATTTATATCAGTTCTAATAATCTTAAAACCTCTTTTTTTCAATTCAACCGCTATTCTACGTGAGTAAACTCTAAATTCTTTCATAATAAATATTCCTTTCTTTGAATTTTTATTATATGTATATTATACAATAATATTTTGAATTTGTCAAAATATTTATGGTAATTGCACAATAAACATAATTAATTTTTAATAATAGTAAGTAAGTAGGTAAAGGCAAATAAAAATATTAATCCTTCTACTACTAATAAAAAATCCATCATACTTTTTACACGTTTTTGACCAGTTTTTTCACGTATCTTAAATCAAAAGCAAACCATTATAATTTATCAATCAAAAATAAAACTGCCCCGAGGGCATAATTTATCTAACTTTATCCTAAAATTACATGGGGCGAACGGAGTTTACAGCGAAGCTGTAAACTCCATCTTTTCTCTATATATTTTTATTTTTATTTTTAGTCATAACTGTATACTTCCTAAATATATAATATAGGAAGTATACAGTTATGACTAATTTTTTAGATAAATACAGATATTTATAGATAATATGGAAAGATACGGCTTCGCCGTATCTTTCCCCTATCGCCCTATACAATTTCAAGGCAAAGCCAGACGGAAATTGCCTTCGGCAATTTCCTAATCAAAAGCTAACCAATAAGGAAAAAGAATAATATGAGATTAATCAAAAGCTAACCAACAAATAAAAACGCCCGAGGGCATAATAAAATATGACAAAACTAAATAAAATATAACAAATCGGGCGGAAATCCATTGAAATTCGTTCTACTTTTGATGTAATCGTGCATAATTCATTGAAATTCGTTTTGCTTTTGGTGAATTTGTACATTAATCATTGATTTTTTACTAAATTATAACAAAATTAGTCTGAATATATTGAAATATGTAAAAATTTGTAGTATATTTCTAATTGTAACCAGATATTACACAAAATACGAAAGGTGGTTTTATTTATGAGAGTAACTTTAGATTTAGATGAGGAAATTTTTATTGTGCCCGACAAGTATTTTACAAATGTTGACAAAATGAATGAACTGATTGAAAAGAACGGCGGCAATAAATTAGGTTATACTGAATACATTAAAAAATCTGCTTTAAAAGCTATCGAAAAAGCCGAAAATGGCAGCAAAGGCATATTTAGAAAATCTGATGTAACAACTAAAAAGAAATAAAAAGAGTGCCTGCGGCAGCATAAAATGCCCGAGCCATCACGTTTTATCACAAATTATCATGGCTCGGGTGTTGCTGTTTCTTATGTTGTTGCTCTTGAGTGCCTACGGCGTTTATCTTGCTTTTGATTTAAGTTTAGTTTTATGCTTTGGAATATTAATACAAACTAAATCATCTATATCTTTTGCTAACTCTTCGGGCAATAGATGTAAATACTTTTCAGTAACTCTAATATCACTATGGCATAATAATCTTTTTAGCCTATATATATCACCGCCGTTTTTTAAATAGTTTGTAGCAAAAGTATGCCTAAATGAATGAATTGAAGTTTTATTTACACCTCTTTTTTTATTATATCTTTCAATCGCTATTTGTGCTCCACGCCTTTCAAGTTTTTTATTTTCCCAGTCACAAAATAAATAATCTTCATCTTCTCCATCTCTATATTTTAAATAGTAATCTAATGTTTCTACCACTTGTGTCGGCAAGGGCAGTATAGTTTGTTTTCTATTTTTAGTATAGTTTAAAATGGCAACTTGATTATCTAAATCAACATCTTTAATTTTAAGATTTAATACTGTGTTAAGTCTTTGCCCCGTTCCTAAAAAATAAATAATCATTGCCCACGTTCTTAATTCTCCAAACGTACAGGTTTTAACATTAGGTCTTTTTATTAATTTATCTACTTCATCTTGTGTATAAATTTTAACCAGTGTTTCTTCTGCTTTTGGCAATTTAACGGTGATTTTTTCCAAATAACCTTTTGTTATAAAATAATTAACAATAGTTCTAATTCCTATTAAATGTGTCCTAAGTGTTGTATCTCTAACTCCAAGTTCAGTTTTCAAAAAAATAGCATAGTCTTCTATTAAGCTTTCATTTATTGTACTAATGCAATTATCAAGGCTATAAAATCTTTCAAAGCTTTTTATTTGGTCTTCATAATAAGTTAAGGTATACTCCGATAAATTATTAGATTTTTTAAACCTCATAAATTCATTAAAGCCTTGTTTGATTGTCATTTCATTTTTTGCAATTTCCATTTTTGATAACTTAAATTTTCGCATAAAAAAACCTCCAAAATCTGTTCACATGACTACTAAAAATTTATGTGTACAGATTTGAAAGTTTACCTTGAATTTGCTTGATTTTTGATATTTTCCCAGCTATTGGGTGTCACAATCATGTGAACAACCCATAAAAAACATCTCCTAACAAATAATAATTATCTTTAATTGCATACATATTGATTATAACACATTATCCTATAAAACGTCAAAAATAATCACTGATTTTTTGTATTTTAAAAGGAATAGCTAAATCAACCCTTCTATCAATAATCTGCGGACTTATGCAGCCCGAAAGCGGTGAGCTTAACATAAACACATCATCTCCGGCAGGATATATGCTCCAGAAGGATCATCTTTTCGAATGGCTGAGCATATTTGACAATGCCTGTCTTGGACTGAAAATAAGAAAACAGCTCAATCCCGAATCAATAGAATACGTAAATATGCTTTTTGAAAAATACGGTCTGTCGGATTTCAAAAACCGCCGTCCGTCCGAGCTTTCCGGCGGAATGCGTCAAAGAGCCGCATTGATAAGAACTCTTGCGGTAAAGCCGGAGCTTCTTCTGCTTGACGAGCCGTTTTCGGCACTCGATTATCAGACAAGGCTTTATGTTTCTGACGAAATCGGAGCAATAATAAACAACGAAAAAATAACGGCAATACTTGTTACACACGACATAGCCGAAGCCGTTTCCATGTGCAGCCGTGTATTAGTATTAACAAAACGTCCGGCAAAAATAAAATCTGTCCACAAAATAGAGCTTGATGCCTGTGGAGAAACTCCAATGCAGAAACGAAATTGTCCTAAATTCCATGAATATTTTAATCTTATATGGAAGGAGCTGGACGTACATGTATAA